AAGTAAAGTTTCATTTGCCAATGCACACGGATTATCTGTGGGCAAACAAATTATTATTGCAGGCAGCGGCGACGGAAACTATGATGGAGTTCACACCGTAAAAGAAGTAGTTGACAATTACAATATCTTAATTGCAGCACGTAGCACAAGTAATGTACCTGTATATAATCTTGTGTGCTTTGAATTGTCCAATGTTAAGTTTGATACATATGCACAAGTGTTAACTTCAACCATGCCTTGGAGCAATGGCATGAAAGCATATGTTGATGGCGGCGATACTGAAGGTACCTGGACAATTTACACCTACACCAATGGTAGTTTTAGTGTACTGCATAGTGCAATCAGTCAGCCAATGGTTGACTCGTCTATCATTACACAAGTTGAATTATTTGAATACAACACACAAGACTTAATTAGTAGAGTGGAAGTGTACGATCCGTATAAAGGTTTGACCATTGACGAAGTTGCACAGTTTATTGAATTTAAGCAAGAAATTGATCCAGCATCATACAATGTTACAGACCTTGGCGAAACTGATGAATATGTTGCAATGCCTTGGGGCAATGCCAACTTGGGCACATTGTGGTGGGATTTGAGCGAGGTCCGATATGTAGAATACGAACAAGGCACTGATATTCAATACCGTGCTGCAAATTGGGGTGCAAAATTTGCCAATAGCAAGGTGTCGGTATATGAGTGGACAGCAACTGATTCGCTGCCAACCGTTGAAGACACAATCGACGCTAAATTAAACACTGCATCATCATTGAACGGTCAAGTTAGATATTCTACTGCCATTGAAATTGATCCAGTAACTGGTATGGGTATTACCAAATATTACTATTGGAAGCGTAATGTCAATGAATTGCCTGCAGCCACACAACGCCCATATTCTGCTGCTGCTATTGCATCAGTGTTAAATGATCCAGACGCCAATGGAGTGGCCTGGTTTAGTCCAATTGACACAAATGTATTTTTGTTGAGCAATGTGAGTTCATTTTTTAGCGCAGCAGATCGAATCATTTTACGCATTGAACAAAACGTAGAAGCTGCACAAATTCACAATAATGCAATTCTGGTAACAGAAGGTATGAACGGTGACGTTATCAATGATTATCTATATTCTAGAGTTAGTTCTAGTGTTGCTGGCAGAGATAATTATAGAGAAACTTATAAGATCCGTGAATTTAATTCTAGTGTCCAGTACCGACGAGGAGATTATGTTTATGTTGCAGCAAATGGAGTTATCATTAAAACTTCTACGTATACAGGCAATGATTATCCAATTTTGCAAACCTGTGCAGATACCCGCGAAGATGTTATTGCTGTAAGACGTTCATTCAATGATGCTGATCACAATGTTTATTTTGTACCAAAAACTTTTACTTCTAGCACATTTGCAGCAGACATTGCCAATGGTAAATTGATATCTAGTGCCGTGTCAGCAATAATTTTAGATCCGTTATCAATTGGGTCTAACGATTATTACGCTGTTCTAAATACACGTAGACGAATTCCTGACCTTAGATTGCATCCGTTGCGTCGATATGGCAATGGCTATACACCTAAGCCGCAGTCTTGGTTTAGTGATATTATCAGTGCTCGCCGTACATTAGTTGCAGCAGCCAATGCATACTTGCTAAAAATTGACGTTGTTAGCAAAATAGATTGGGACAAATATTTAAAAGTATACAAACCATTGCACGGTTCGTGGGAATTAAATTTAGAAAAATATTGGACTTATGTTGATTATGTCTTAGACGATTACCAATTTGGCAATGAGAGTGTGTCTATTAGTGATACAACAGCGATTAGCTCGCTTGATGTGTCAGTGACAAATTTTGCAATAAAAGATGCTAGTGGTACTACTGTTGAATCCTATAATAAAAACGGAAACGAACTAACTCTTGCCTACAGAAAAAATGGTACAATCCAACTGTTGAGTAATGTATGGGACGGCAGCGAACTTTGGGACGCTATAAAATGGGACTTAAATGGTACATCGCCGTGGGATGGTGACGGAAGTGAAGTTATCGAAAGCATATTGCGTGCATTACGCACTAATATTTTCACTGAAGCCGAAACTGGCTATTTTAATTTAGTGTTCTTTGCATTGGTAAAGGAAAGTCTGAATCAAATTGAAAATGCAGACTGGGTTACAAAAACAACATACCTAGATGTAGCACAAGGAAGCAACGACAATTTGTCTCAAACTGGCACATATTTTAATAAACAAACTGGATTAGTGACTGCGTACTTAAATGAAGTTAAACCTTTTCACAGCAAGTTAATTGACATTAACCAGTTTAACAAGTCAACGCAAAATATTGCAGTTGAGTTCACTGAAGGAATTCAGTTGACTGTTATCACTGATGGGGCAGCAAATGTTACGATCAGCTTATTGCAAGGAAGTGTTTAACTGGGGTTATTTTAACTACGCTAAATATCATTATGAAAATAGAAACATTACCAATTCGCATTAGTACACACATTACTATCTCAGACATTGACACTGGGGTAGTGCTGTGCGAAGGAAAAAATGCAATACATCAAGAAAATATGAGCCGTGTTATAGCTGAATCGTTGTCACGCGGTGCAAATTTCTTTATCAGTGAAATGCATTTTGGTAATGGGGCCAGCATTACGTCATTGGATGGAAATATCACATACCGGCCAGCAAACGTTGTTGGTGCAAATGCAGATTTGTACAAATCATCGTATTTTAGAGTGGTCGACGAAGAAGATTCTAATAATCCCGATCCTACATCAAATAAAATAACAGTGGCATACACAAGCGGAACAACCTACAGTGATACCATTGTAACAGCAACATTAGATTATAGTGATCCAATTGCAAATGATGCAGTATTCAACATCGTGAATAGCACACAAGCTAGCCTTGATGCAACTACTAGCGTAAATGGTGAATTTGTGTTTGACGAAATTGGACTTAAAACTCGTGGACTAACTGGACTAAATTCTGGTAAGCTATTATCACATTTTATTTTTCACCCGGTTGAAAAAACTAGCAGCCAGCGAATTCAAATAGTTTACACTCTTAGAGTGCAAGCTGGTTAAACAAGAACTAAACTAAATATACAAAGGCAATAGCCAAAAGGATACAAAAATGGCATACGAAGTAAACAAAACGAATGGCACAGTGTTAGCTTATCTAACAGACGGTGAAATTGATAACACAACCACTAGTCTCAATTTACTGGGTAAAAATTACCTAGGGTACGGAGAACTAATAGCTGAAAATTTTGTTCACCTATTGGAAAATCAAGCTAACGCAACTGCACCATTAAATGATGTAGCAGGCCAACTTTGGTTCAATACTGGAGCAGTTGGTGCAAGCGTAACAGTAGTTGCAGCAGACCTGCAGGCCAATCGACTCGCAGTACAAGACACAAACGCAAACTGGAAAACCATTGCTTTACTTGCAGCAAAACAATCGGCCCCTGTTGCCGCGTCGAGAAAAATTGGAGATTTTTGGTACGATACTACAAACAAGGCATTGAAGATTTACACAGCAGACGTAGCATTACCAGCTTCCAATGATGGTTGGGTAAACGTTGGAGCATTCAGTGGCGGCAGCGGTATTGCATTCTTAGATCTACTAGACACCGCATCACCTGCAACCACTCATAAAGTCGTTGCAATTTACACAAATAGTGTTTGCGTAGCAATGATCAGTTCAGATGCAGATTTTACCATTGCTTCCAGTCATGCAGTATCTGGTTTCACTGTAGTTGGCAAAGGTATCAACATGAACACCACAGGCAACGATAGCAGTTCATTAAATCCAAACGCATTTAAGTTGCGTGGTATTTCTATGGAAGCTGAGTTTGCTGACGTTGCTGAGATTTATGTCGGCGATGCAAATTATGAAGCCGGAACTCTTGTTGCATTGGGTGGCCTTGCAGAAGTTACACAAACAACTGAATTTGGTGATACTAACATTTTTGGTATTGTATCAACTCGACCAGCTTACTTAATGAATGCAAGACGCAAGCATGATAAAAATGCACTACCAATTGCAGTTGCTGGCCGTATTCCAGTTAAAGTAAAAGGTGAAGTTAAACGAGGTGACAGACTTGTTGCCAGCGATGTTCCGGGTGTTGCACAGGTTGCACCAGCTGATGTAGCAGCCTGGGCAATTATTGGCCGCAGCTTAGGCGACTTTACTGGTACTGACATTGGTAAAGTTGAGGCTGTAATCGGAGCTCGATAAGATGGCAACCCGTCGCAGCAAGTCAACTGCTGATCACTTCAACGAACTAACAACTGATGTCAATGAGTTGTTTGGGGATACCCATTCTGACGCAGTACCATCAGCAGATCCAATCGCACAAGATGACAGTCGTTGGGGCTGGGGTGGCAACAATGTAAGTTCAATCAATAAAGGCGATAAAATTACAGCGGCGCATACTAACGAACTTGTTAATCGCATTAACATTAGTACAGCAAGAACAAATAGCAGTGAGCAAGAACTTGTCATTGTGTCACAGGGAGACAAGATCAATGCAGCATTTTTTAATACAGTCGCAAGTCTGCTAGAGGGTGCAAGAAATGTGCGTAATGAAGTTGATCCAAGTTTAACAACATTGTCAACTCTTGCATCATATGGATATTCAGAAAATTGGACGCAAACGATCCAAAATTCAATTACGCTTGACTTTGGTAGCTATAATGAGGCCAGGCACTTTTTTAACGCAGGTGGAGATATTCGTTTATCATTTAGTATTGCCAATGGCACCGGTGGCCAGGGATATGAAATATGGCGTAGTATTCTAGTTGATATGGGTACATTAAAACTTAATGTTGCATCATGTGTCAGTTTGAATAATCGGGGTATCAGTCAAGAAAAGGGATTTTCAGAATTGCTTACCAATGAAGCATTATTGTATACTAGCCCAACTGGCAGCGGTGGCGGCTACGGTGGCTATGGAGGGTACGGAGGCTATGGAGGCTATGGCGGGTACGGCGGGTACGGAGGCTATGGCGGGTACGGAGGCTATGCATCTAGTCGACTAAAAATATTTGGCCAAATTAACAACGGCAATTTAGTATTGCGTGTGGAATTGGATCATGCTGGTCTAGGCACTACAGTGACAGGTAATGTGACTATGTCAGTCTCGATGAGCCATCCAACTACTCAGACTGAAAATAATGTCATGCTGGCAATACCTACACCAACAATCACACAATCTGATCCTTGGCACTAATTGGTTAAACCGTATTATATGCGTTGGTAAATAACAACGTACATAATAATTCAGGAAACCAATGGATAACAGACTAAATGATGCGTTAGCTTTTGCTAACTATCGATTAACACTACAGGTGCAGCGGCAGAACATAGAAGCCCGCGTCAATTCTGCCTTGTTGTTTTCTTTTCAAAATGCAATTTTCAAAGCTACTCCAGAGTTGATCAGTTATTTCGATTGCGCAATGCGATTAGGTAGCAAAACTGTATTCATTGAAGATCAAAGTAGTAATGTGATTGAAATAACCGACACTGGTAATTTCATGCAGCTTGCATTCGAAACATATCAATCTGCACTGCAATTAAAACAGCAAGAGCAACACCGTTTAAAATCTGCCAGAAGTACTGCTAAAATTGTAGGCCTATAATATGAGCACCAAAGGCTTTATGATGTTCGCTTACAATAACGAACAGTTGGACTATACTCAGCTGGCACTGGTTGCAGCATACGCAGTTAAAAAATACATGCCAGAGTATCCAGTGGTATTGGTCACAAATTCAGCCAGCTTAGACCAGTGTAAAGCAACGCATGGACAAGAGTTAATGGATGCAGCCTGGGATGACATCATTGTGACAGATCCAGGATATGAAAAGAATATGCGACTGCATCACGACGGCGCTTATAATAGCTTCAATGCTCAATTTACAAACACAAACAAACACGACATTTACAATCTAAGTCCATTTGATGAGACAATTCTCATTGACACTGATTATCTATGTGGCAATGCAAATTTAGCAATGCTATTTGGCGGCCAGCACGATGTAGCAATGTATCGAGACGCCCGGAACCTGCGCAATGAAGAGCCTTATACCACCGAACGCTGGTTGCACTATGCTGGCATTCGCATGTGGTGGAGTACAGTGGTCTATTGGCGCAAGAGCGAAGAAGCTGAACATTTTTTCAATACTTGGTTGGCTGTTAAGCAGAATTGGGAATACTATCGTTTCCTGTACAAGTTTCCGGGGTCATTGTATCGTACAGACTATTCGGCAAGTATTGCTGCCCATATGTGTGATGGATGGCAAGACGGTGGCTTCATTGGACAAATCCCAAACTTCATGCGATATCAAGACCAACGTGATGATGTCATTGAAGTACTTGGCCCAAACCATTGGGTAATGTTAAGCAACTTACCTGAAGAGTGGAAGAACATGGTAGTTGAAATTAAAGGTGAAGATGTACATTTGATGAATAAGAAAAGTATACTTCGCAACTATGACAAACTCATGGAGATACTTGCATGACAGTATATATTCTAACTGCACCTGGCAGAGAAGATGCTGCTGAAATTTCCAGATTAGACGTAATGTTTGTTGATGTATCTGCTGCGGTTAGTATTTTAGCAGTGGATGCAGATCCTTACAAGCAAATTGAAACTTTGGCCATAGTTGATTATGCAGCAGGAGATATTATCTGTATAGCTGGGACTTGTATACGACATACCACTTTTCAAATTGCAAATGTTGCCACAACACAAAAGACCAATTACATGCCTGGCTGCGGCGTTGATCACCGAGGAGTTGAAATCTCACCTGGTAAGATTTACTCGCGCAGCGCAATTGAAAAGAACTACAGCGAAGCATGGCCATATATCATGATCATAGGCGATCCAGCATCTGCAAAACTTAGTTTTGAAATTCTTAAAGACATTCAACCAGAGACGTATTGGCCAAACTACGTTCCTGAAGTTGTGGCTGTTGAACATTTATTATCTGCGGTTGCTGCATCGGGACAATGGGAAACGCCAGACTGGTTTAAAATTGTAGACATGAACATACGAGATCTTGAACTTGCACATGTGATGTACGCAAGTCATAACTGGGATGATTGGATTGCATTTTATCCATCAAACGGAAACTTTAAACTTGAAAATCATGCACAGATACTACCAGTCTGGTTAGCAAACAGCGTTAAGCCCTTAGAGTACTGGAAGCATGAGTGAACTAAAGTTTGAACTACGCACACGTAAAAAGCAACGCCAAGAATTCTGGAGTATTTTTTACGATACTACCGACGGAAAAATAAAATCAATTGAGCCTGGCCAGCATGCAGTAGCAGGCGCACTGATTGTGAATTATGCCCGAGTCAAGAGCATATTAGCAGGGACAACCAATCAGAACGATTTTAGAATTGAATTAAATGAAAATTTAGGAAGTTTAGATCTAGTAGATATTCGTCGACCAGCCGAGTACAAAAAGAAACAAGTATATAGAGGTTGGCTAAGTGCAGCAGAAACAACTGAGTCTGCACTGTCACCATTGCGAGCAATACTGTTTGCAGACAATGGATTTATTAGATTTGAAGCGTCAAGACAGTGGACAACGCAAATCAAAGAAAATCTTGACAAGAATTCAATCGATTCACATATTCCGTTTTTTATCTCTGATAGTGAAGATCCACATAATTTATACGCAAGTGAAAAGATAAACTTGCAGCAAATCATCGAGCGCGGCTTTTGGGAAAAGCGATTATGGTCATTTATGGATCATGATTTGATACGACAGATATTATATCAAGGGAAAACTATTCGTGTCAATATGCCACCTGTTGCAACAGGATTGCAACTTCATCGCATCAAGCAATATTCGCAATTTTCAAATATCATTGATGAACAGACTATAATTAGCAAAGTTGGCAACGGAAAACACATCACCGTTTTTAAGAAGGATGGCGGATTGTGGGCACAGAGTCATTACGAAAAAGGCGGCGAG